TGGATAACCCTGATGCTCCTACAGAATATTATATCTATTATCAGTTCACAAATAAAGACACAAAATCTACAGGTAGATTTTTAGGGGAATTTAGTGTGACAACATCTCAGGGTGAACTAATTGTTCCAATAAGAGAAAACCTATATATAAACGTAACAGATTCGTTTATAAAAACTCAGTACTGTTGTTGATAATACAACTTGACCAAATTATATTTATCCATGAATGAGTAAGGTAAATGTCGTGAACCATGGCAGCTAATACACCACTCGGAAAGGAAAATATGATATCACAAGAAGAAATTAAGCAGTTTTTGGAGGGTGCTGACCCTGAAGAATTCATCACGTCGATAGAATTCGATTATCAATCAGATTACATTTACAAAATTAAAGAAGTTCCTGGTAAAGGAAAATCAATTCAAAGGGACACATTTGTTGCGTTTGCTTGGGTTGGGGACCTTCGTGGTTTAAACTTTTATCAAGGCTCAAAGGGTTTACAAAAGGAAGCGATGTCCAAATACGGAATCGTTATTGATAAATTAGAAACCATGGGTGACGAGAGGCTTGAAAGAGGTCTTACATTTATGGTTAAATCACTCAAAGGATATAGGACTCTAATTCAATTTTTTAGGGATGGCGGGTTAGACCCTTGGGGTGAAAAGATGAAAGATAAAATCTTGATGTTACCGCCCGTAGAACAATTCTTAGTTCAGAAAGAAAAACGATTATTTAAAGGTTTTGCGGATTACGATGAAGTAACTCGATTGGTATTTGACTTAGAAACGACCTCACTTGAACCAAAGGATGGTCGTATATTCATGATTGGATTAAAAACAAACAAGGGTTACCACAGGGTGATTGAATGTATGGAAGAAGACCAAGAAAGAGAAGGTATTATAGAGTTTTTTAAGGTAATTGACGAACTCAGACCTTCAATTATCGGTGGATATAATTCATTTAACTTTGACTGGTATTGGATATTTGAAAGATGTAAAGCTCTTGGTTTGGATATAAAAAAAGTATGTCACTCACTCAATCCTGAGAAGAGTATAACTCAAACAAAGCAAATACTTAAGTTAGCTAACGAAATAGAAGATTATCAACAAACCTCTATTTGGGGATATAATATAATTGATATTCTACACTCTGTTCGTAGAGCACAAGCAATTAACTCAAACATTAAAGCTGCTGGTTTGAAATATATTACACAATATTTGGACCTCGAAGCTGAGGACCGTGTTTATATCCAACACACAGATATTGGTTCTTTATATAAAAAGAAAGAAGAATATTGGTTGAATATTAAGAATGGTAATTACAAAAAGGTTGGTTTGGACCAAAAAGTTGATGATATTTGTTCTCGAAGAAGTGACACTTATATTAAGACTACAGGTGACAATATAGTTGAACGATATCTTGATGATGACTTGGAAGAAACTCTGTTGGTTGATAAAGAATTTAACCAAGCGTCTTTCTTACTTGCATCCATGATTCCAACAACATATGAACGTGTATCTACAATGGGTACTGCAACTCTTTGGAAAATGTTGATGGTTGCGTGGTCTTACAAACATGGTTTGGCTATTCCTGAAAAACAAGGTAAGACAGACTTTGTTGGTGGTTTGTCACGATTACTAAAAGTCGGTTATTCAACTAACGTATTGAAACTTGACTTTAGTTCACTATATCCATCAATTCAATTGGTTCACGATGTATTCCCAAAATGTGATGTAACAGGCGCAATGAAAGGAATGTTAAAATATTTCCGTGACACCCGTATTCACTATAAAGAATTGGCGGAAAAATACGAAAAAACAGACCCAAAACTTTCTGAAACATATTCAAACAAACAGTTACCAATTAAGATTTTTATTAACTCAATGTTCGGTGCTTTATCCGCTCCTCAGGTGTTTCATTGGGGTGATATGTACATGGGCGAACAAATTACATGTACAGGTAGACAGTACCTACGTCAAATGATTAAATTTTTCATTGCTCGTGGTTATCAACCGCTTGTAATGGATACGGACGGTGTAAACTTCTCAGCACCTCCCGATATTGAGACTCGTAAGTATATTGGTCGTGGGAATAATTGGAAGGTTAAAGAGGGTAAAGAATATACAGGAGCGGCAGCCGATATTGCCGAATATAATGACATATTCATGAGAGGTGAAATGGCATTAGATAACGATGGTGTTTGGCCATCATGTATTAACGTGGCCCGTAAAAACTACGCTCTTATGACAGATAAAGGAAAAATCAAACTTGTTGGTAATACGATTAAATCAAAGAAACTACCTCTATATATTGAAGAGTTTTTGGATAAGGGTTTGAAACTTTTACTAAATGGTAAGGGTCAAGAATTTGTTGAGTATTACTATGAGTATTTGGAAAAAATTGTTAGTATGAAAATTCCTCTTAAATTGATTGCTTCGAGAGCAAAAGTTAAACTAAGTCTTGATGATTATAAAACAAGATGTTCTCAAAAAACTAAAGCAGGACATCTAATGTCAAGAATGGCACACATGGAATTGGCAATTAGAGATGGACTTAATGTTAATTTGGGAGATGTAATTTATTATGTTAATAATGGTTCAAGAGCTTCTCATGGTGACGTTCAAAAGAAAGGTGACACAATTCAAATCAATTGTTATAGATTAGAAAATGATGAGTTAGAAAAAAATCCCGATATGGTTGGAGAATATAATGTACCAAGAGCGGTTGTAACATTTAATAAAAGATTAGAACCTTTAATGGTTGTTTTTAAAGATGATGTTAGAGAAACTTTATTAATTGATGACCCAAGTAAGAGAGAGTTTTACACTAAAGAACAATGTGAACTAGTGAATGGATATCCGTTAGGTGATGGTGACCAAGATAGACTCGATGAAGACGTTTTAATTATATCACCTGATGAGGTTAAATATTGGAACAAGAGAGGTTTGGAACCAAATTACATATACGAATTGGCCGAAGAAGGTTGGGAACAAAAATTAACTGAGTTTGAGTCCGTCTGAAGATAATATATACCAAGAACCACCCATGAAGTAGAATTCGACACAAGCACCTTTGTTGATTTCTACTTCATCAAACTCTTCATCAATTTTATTTTTATCGGGTTTAATTAAAACTTTTGTTAACGCTTTTACTACTACGTGGTCAGTTGTTTTACTATCTAATATTAGTTCACAATAATCAACACCTTTAATCACAATAGCATATTCGCCATTAGTTTTATAATAAGGTTCTGAAACTAAAATATTTTCTGAAGTTTTAACTTCAAAACCATTAATAATTTTTTTTGCAGGTATACTTCTTAATATTGGCATTAAATTACGTAATAATTACCAGGGAACGCTCTGAACTTAAGTTGTTTATTTAAGTTTTCAGCTATCAAAGCTTCTCTTTCCATAACTTTTTCAGGTCTCAATCTTGTTAACTGACCTTCAGCACCTATTAACTCTTCAATAAGTTTTGCTCTTTCATCTTTAGCTTCTGTCGCTAAAGAGGTATAATCTAAAGTAAGTTCCGAATCTGGTGTTTTTAAATTACCACTATATTTTCCCCAAATTCTAGATAACGTTTCTTTACAGTATGCGGTAAACCATCTTCTAACCCATTGTTGGGCAGGTGTATTAAGTTCAGACCAAGTCAATTCGTCTAATGGTACATCTGAAGGTAGTTTAACAATATCAGGATTTTGGGCTAAACAGTCATTTCTATTAGAGTCGGTAGTATCATAATACCAATACCAACATCTGTATGAATTGAATGAAATGTTTGAGAAATCAAATCTTCCACCAGGTACATTATATAAATGAACTATTTTTTTACCATCAGGAGCTGCGGTAATTCTATATGTTAAATCTCCAATAATAATTCTTTGTTTTAAATTTCTGTCCGCCATTCTTAATACAACATCAAAAGCTGGCATCATAAAATAACTTCCACCAACACCAAATTGTGCGTATCCCGAGGGTCCACCTAAACCAGTACCTCCAAAACCATAAAGACCACCCATAAATGGGTCAAAAAATGTATCATTTAATTCGGCTCTTTGAAACCAAAGTAATTCATTAATTTCTCTACCTGCTGGTATTTCATACAATTGTTGATTGGGTACTAAATCAAAATAATCCTTCTTCAAAACCCAAGGACCTCCAGCTTGTAACCCAACTATCTTTGAGTATGCGTATGTATATTGGGTCTCCCAATCTAATGAACGTGTGATTAACGCATTTGCAACTGAACGCTCATCTAAGTTTAAACCATTAAGTGATGTCCACTGAGCGTCAATCAACCAATTTAAAACGTATTGTGTATAATCACCAATGGCAAGTTCCATTAATGAATCCATTTGTTCGTCCTCCAATTCAACACCCCTAACAGGTGCACCAAGTAGAGTCCTGATACGTCTATATAGTTTACTTCTTTCGGGTTCTTGTATTACTGTCATCAACTATAAATATTAAACAGATTTAATTTCGCTATCTTTTGGAAAAACGTAGTTACCATCTAATATTTTTGTTGCGTTGTTTTTAAATACAATAGTTTTACTTGGGTTATTAAAAACAATAAAATCAGTTTTATATTTTTTAGGTGCACTTGCCCCAAAGACCATAACCTCGGTTTCAGAAATATCTTTAGTATAACTAAACGGTTTAATTTGAGCAGTTTTTCTTTCACCGTTAATGTTGATAATCGCATCAACACCTGAAATCATGTCTTCCTCATTTCCAAGACCACCAATTTTTTCAACTTTATCAGTATTAAATATTTTTTTGAGTTGTATTACGGTATCGTCTTCTCTTTTTTCACCCCTTTCATCAGTCTCTTTTAGTTTTTTGAAAATTTCCTGAAGAGTTTTTGATGTGGACAAATTAAAAATTCTATCTTTAAGTAATAACAAATAGTTACAAAATCTTTCAACTTCCTGTAGTTGTTGTTCTTTGTTATTAGGTGAAAACACAATTGGTTGTTTTTCCTTTGACTTTAAAAAAATGTTTAAGTCGTTTAACAAAATACAGAATGAGCTATAATTTGTATTTAATTTGTTTAAAACTGAACGACCTTTAGTTCCAAAATCATATATTCCTGACATTGAACCTGGTTCATATTCGTCTTTTTCTTTCCAATATTCGGTATAAACACTTTTTAATATTGTGTTTATAGTATTCATAAATTTATATTTTACTTGTGGGTTTGTTGAAAACAACCTATTAATTTCTTTTACTTGTGATGAATTGCAACCCATACTTTTTTGCCCCTCTGTTAAAATTTCTGACACTAATTTTTCTTCTTTTAATTTCTTTTCCGTTCTTGACGTGTATAGGGAATTTACAAATTCCCAGTTAATTACCAAAAAAAACTTTTCAATATATTCATCTTTCTTGTTTTGATATCTAAGGTAATAAGCGTGTTCCCAAAGGTCTAAACCTAAAAGTGGATATCCCCCATCTTTAATAACATTCATCAATGGATTGTCTTGATTTGGTGTTGTAACAATTTTTAATTTTCCTGTTTTTGTAACAACTAACCAACACCAACCCGAACCAAAATTTAATTTTGCTCTTTCAATAAATTGTTTTTTAAATTCTTCGTATGAACCAAAGTCTTTAATAATTTTTTCTAAAATTTCACCTTTAATCTTTTGTCTTTTTGGTGTTAGCATTTTCCAAAACAATGCGTGATTAAAAGCACCGCCAGCATTGTTCCTGACTGTCTTGTTGAATCGAGATATTCCCTTGATAATCTCTTCAAGGTCTAAATCGTTGTCTTTTTGTTTTTCTAAAGCTTTGTTTAGTTTATCCACATAACCTTTATAATGTTTGTTGTAGTGGATATTCATCGTCTTTGGGTCGATAAATCTTTGTAATGATGAATAAGAATAAGGTAATTTTTCAATACCTATTTTCTTCATTTCATTAATAATTTCTTTTTGTTGTTCTTGAAGTTTTTCTTGTATGTTCTCAGTTCCTTCTATTAAACTTTGTACTTCTTCTATTTCGGCTTCTAACTTTTTCAATTTCATGTCTCTACTTTTATTATAAATAAATAGAGTTTCACAAAACTTTACATCCGTTCATTAATTCGACTCATTATTTCTTGCACAACATCCGCTCTTGATTGATTATCACCCATTACAGTCTCAAAAATATTTTTCTTGTGATTTAATATATCGTATATAACTCCTTCGATTGTATTTTCAAATATTGGATAATAAACAGAAACATTTGATTTCTGTCCATATCTATAACTTCTGTCTTCGGCTTGTGAGTGGTCTGATGGTACAAATGATAAATCATTCATAATAACAGCTTCAGCGGCGGTTAGTGTGATACCTACACCAGCGGCCTTAAGGTTCCCAACAAACACTTTAATTTCTTCATCATTTTGAAACCTGTCTACCGAATCTTGTCTCTGTTTTGGACTACAAGAACCATCAAGGTAAACCGCTTTTTTTCCAAAGTGTGAATGTATTGTGTGTAATGTCTCTGTAAAGTTTGTAAAAACTATAACTTTTTTATCTTGTTCTAATATATTTTCTATTAATTCTATTGTTGAATTTATTTTTTCACTTGCAATTACTTGTCTTATTTTTGTAAGTTTTGTAAACTGAACTGTTAGTGATGTACTTTCATCGGGATTTTTATCGTACCAATCATAGTATTCACCCATTAAACTTTCATATTCTTTTGATTTTAATCTTAAATAAACGGGTGTAATGATTTTATCGGGTAAGTCTAACACCTCAGTTTTTAATCTACGTAAAACTTGTTTTGATGTTCTATCTCTTAATTCTTCTAAATTTGATGCTCCTGTAACATTCCATATTTTTCTATTTCCAACTTTGAATTGGTATCCGTTACAGTATCTTCTAACATAAGCCATCCAATTTGCAGCAACAGGCGACTCAACAAGATTTAATAAATTATAATAATTCATTGGTCTTGATGTCATTGGTGTGCCTGTTAGTAACCACAATCTATCAACGTCTTTAACAAAACTATTAATTAATTTTGTTCTTTGTGCTGATTTATTTTGAATATAATGCGCTTCATCAATTACAATTAAATCAAATTTACTTTTTAATATTAATGAGTCTTGTTCATTTTCGGGGTCGTGAAAATTTTTGATGATGTCATAATTGATGATTACAAAATCAGCGTCTTCATATTTTTTTCCATCACAAATAAATGTTGGTCTATCAGTATAATTTTGAATTTCTCTTTGCCAGTTAATTTTTAAAGATGCTGGACAAATTACCAATATTTTCTTTGCTTCTGTTTCTAAAGCGGCAACTACGGTTGAAGTGGTTTTACCTAAACCCATATCATCCGCCAAAATAAATCTTTTTGTTCTTACAAGTTTATTTACCGCTTCTATTTGATGAAACAATAAAGGTCTGTTAGAATATTTTGAAAAATCTATTTCTTTATAATATTGTTCAGGGTTTTTAATAATTGCAACTTTTGGAATCCAAAATTCCGATAATTGTTCACTCTCGAAGAATTTACCCCAAACATGATAAGCTTTGTCTTTCTCAACTAATAGTTTTTCAACCCAAACCTGTTTTGGTGGTTCGGTGTATAATTTTTCGTTAGCAATTTTTTCTGAAAAATAACTATCAAGTTCAACCCATTTTCTTGCAACTTTTGGAACAACATTTTGATAGGTTATTATATAATCGGATTGACTTCTTGTTGGTATCCCTTTTTTGTTTGGTCCGTAAATATTTTTTAATTTAAGTATATAATTGTTGGCACCGTTATAGTTCTCTAAAACATTAAGAGCTTTTTGTTCTACAAGTGAGATTAATTCTATTGGTGAACTATCGGACATTACTCTTTATAATAATAATCAATTTTCGTGTATTTATCAATAATGACTAACAAGGTACCAATTACGCGAATATCCAAATTTTTTGGCGAAAAGGATTTTCAATTAAATATCGCTCTTGGTGAAGAGTGGTTATTTGGAGATATGAACTTTAGAGTTGTTCTATATCGTGTAGATAAATCTAAAACAAATCAGGATGATGTTTATGGTGAAGCATTAAAAGATGGTATTTCTTTTTTACCACCTGTTGAAATAAAGGGTTATGTTCAGGTTGAGGCTCCAAGCCAAGCCACTTTTGGTGATTCAAGATTAACACAAACAGAACCTGGTAATATGAAACTAAGTGTATACCTACATCATTTAGAAGAATTAAATGTTCAAATACAATATGGTGATTATATTGGTTATGCAGAAACAGAGAACAGAATGAGGTATTATTCCGTTGCTGATGATGGTAGGATTGTTTCAGATAATAAACATACATATGGTGGGTACAAACCTTTTTACAAAACTTTTGTATGTACACCAGTTAATGATGACGAATTTAGAGGTATCTAATGGCATTACCAAAAAAGATAGTAAAAAACATTTCTTTAACACCCAAAAAAATATTGGGTGAAAGAAGACAAGAGCTTTTGGAAATAATTCAAAAAGACGGGACTTATTTACCTAAAGGAATTTATCACTCTGATTTAGATAGGGGTATGTTAGATTTTGTAAAAAATGATTTAGGTATTTCTGTTGATGGTAAAAAAGTTAATACGGTTGACGTAATTATTACAACACAGAACTGGGCACAGTTTACTCAAACTTGGAATTTCCAAGATTTGGATTCAAATATTTCACCCCCATTTGTTGCCACCGTTAGAAAACCTGAAACACCATACGGTACAAACCAAGGTACATCATTTAAAATACCTGGCCGTCCAACATTTCAATACGCACTTGTGCCAACGTTTGATGGTGCAAGAAATGGATATGATGTTTATAAAATACCGCAACCCACACCTGTAGATATTACTTATGAAGTTAAAGTATTTGCAAATAGAATGAGAGAACTTAATGCATTTAACAAAAAAGTCCTTGAAAAGTTTGGTTCAAAACAGGCATATACAAATATTAATGGAAGATTTATACCAATAATTTTAGAAAACATTACAGATAGTTCAGAAAACGGTTTACAAAAAAGAAGATACTACATTCAAAGTTACACTTTTAAAATGTTGGGAGTTCTTTTAGATGAGGAACAGTTTGAAATAGCCCCTGCGGTTTCAAGATTACTTCAAATGGTTGATGTTGGTATTAAAACAAAACAAAGAAAAGCGGTGGCACCAAACCCAAATGAAAATACTATTGAGGGATTGTTTCAGTATTTAAATGGTAATACTCAACTAACCGATAATTTAAAATACAATTATGATTTTTATCAAATCAAGTCTAATAATGTAGATTCGTTTGATGTTTACATTAATAATAATTTTATCGGGTCTAACTTGGAATATTTTCAAACAAATTCAGGAGATACTCTTAGAATTGAAATTACATATGATAATCCGTCAGAAGACGCTTTCATATTGTTTGACCAAAAATTAGTCTAAGGGGTCACCATATATATCCTTCTTTACCTCACAATTTACTCTTATTAGATTCTCTAAAAATCCGTAAATTTTAAATCCTTTCTTATCACAATAATCTTTTAGGATTTTGTGAGATTCAACAGAAATCTTGATATTCTTTATTTTCTTGGGGGTTTTTTTCATAGGGTAGAAAAAAGGCAGAATTTATTCCTACCGTATTATAAATATAAGCGGTATACTAAGATTTTTGAAAAAATCAACAATATTTATGTATAAAATAAAACTGATTAAAAGAAAAATTTAAGAATAATGGCAACATCCAATAAAGTATTCGTTTCACCTGGAGTCTACACTTCAGAACGTGATTTATCATTTGTAGCACAAAGTGTTGGTGTTACAACATTAGGTATTGTAGGAGAAACATTTAAAGGTCCAGCTTTCGAGCCAATCTTTATTACAAGTTTCGATGAATTCCAAGCAGTCTTCGGAGGTACTCTTCCTGAAAAATTTGTTAATACACAAATTCCAAAATACGAAGCGGCATACATAGCAAAATCATATTTACAACAGTCCAATCAAATGTTTGTGACAAGAGTATTGGGATTATCAGGGTATGATGCGGGACCTTCTTGGTCAATCACTTCTATTGCAAACGTTAGTGGTGGTTCAGTATCTCAAGATTCTGCGGAATCTGAAGTTATTGTTACATTCTCTGGCTCTACAGGGGGTACTTCAACTATTGAATACCTTTCAGGAATTGGTTCTGCAATATTTTACCCATACTTAAACGACACAATATCACAAACAGGTGGAACAACTACATCGATAGATACTCAGATTAAGACATTCTTATCAGGTGTATTTTCGTCAACAGCAACAAGTGCGAACACAGCTTATGTATTTGGTACTATTCCTGACGCTGATTATGATTCATTAACAGGTAGTGGATTTACAGGATTAACTAACGTTTATGGTGTCCCAAGTTTAAAGAACACTTTAACATCCTATTCATCAAGAAATAACGATACTTGGTATTACGCACAATTTGGAATCGATTCAGGTAACGTTTACTCAGGATATTCTTTTTCAACTAAAATTAATTCTCTTTCAGGTTCGGCTTACGGAACTTTAGGTCAATTCTCAGGTTCAGTTTCTATAGAGGCGTATACACAAGTTGGTACCGCATACACTGAATGGAATGATGTTGTTTTGGCAACATTACGTTCAAGAGGTATCTCTATGTACAACGATAATACAAATCCTGATTTCCAAGTTACAGGTATTACCGATGTCAATATTATTACATCAGGTATATATTCTGGTACAAGTAAATCACCTTACGCGGCTTTCTCAATTTCAGGTGTTACATATGAAAATGAAACATTCGCTTTTACAACATCATTGGATGTTACCGACACTAACTATTTGGGTAAAGTATTTGGATTATCTAATTTTGGAAAAGTTAGAACTGATGTTCCTTTGTTTGTTGAGGAAAGTTTTACAAACATGTTGAACTATGGTTATTCTGAGGGTTATATCAGAGGAATAAATGGTTCATTAGTTTCTCTTCCATCAGCACAAGATGATGACGGAAACAATATATCAATAGGGTGGTACTTGGAACAATATCAAACACCAGAAACACCTTACGTAGTTTCAGAATTAAGAGGTAATACAGTTTATGACTTGTTTAAGTTTATTTCAATATCTGACGGTAACGCAGCAAATGCAGAAATAAAAATTTCGATTTTAAACGTGTCTTTCGCTAACGGTACTTTTGATGTGGCGGTTCGTGACTTTAATGACACTGACCAAAATCCTGTGTTCATAGAGAAGTTTACAAACTGTTCTATGAATCCAAGTAACAACAACTTTATCGGTGTTAAAATTGGAACAAGTGATGGTGAATACGCATCTCGTTCTAAATTTATAATGGTTGAAATAAATGCGGAGGCACCATTAGATGCACTTCCTTGTGGTTTCAGGGGTTACCCATTAAGAATTTATAGTGGAGCAATACCAGCATTTCCTATTTATAAAACTTATTACGAAACTGCTGGTGACCCAACTTTTTACCCTCCGTTTGGTTCTCAACAAATTAGCAGTGGTGACAAAGTTAACAGAACATATTTAGGTATTTCAAATACTGTAGGTATTGACCAAGAATATTTTAACTATAAAGGTAAACAAAACCCTCCAAATATTCAAACTGCAACAAGTTCAAATCCTTGGGCTTTCTTGTCTAAAGGTTATCACTTGGACTCAGGTGCAACTGTTGTTACAATACCTTCGGGTTATTCTACTTCAGGAACTTCAGCTTTTGAAGTGGGTAATGCGTCATTTACCTCTGAACCTACAGATTCAACAAGTCCATACTACAGATTAAACGCTAGAAAATTCACTTTGTTACCTGCAGGTGGTTTTGATGGTTGGGATATCTACAGAGAATACAGAACTAATGGTGATAACTTTATCTTAGGTGGTTCAGGATTCTTAAGGGGATACGCTCCAACATCACAATTCCCAACAGCAACAGGTTGGGGAGCGTTCAAAAAGATTACTGTTGGTAATAACTCTACTGACTTCGCGAATACCGATTATTACGCATATTTGTTAGGACAACAAACATTTGCTAACCCTGAAGCGGTAAACATTAACATATTTGTTACACCTGGAATTGATTTTGTTAACAACTCAAATCTTGTTGAGGACGCTATTGATATGATTGAAACTCAAAGAGCAGATTCTTTGTATGTTATGACTTGTCCTGATTACAATATGTTTGTATCAAACAGTACAAATTCAAGTGATTTGACTTATCCACAAGAAGCGGTAGATAATTTAGAGACAACAGGAATTGATTCTAACTATACAGCAACTTACTATCCATGGGTATTAACGAGAGATACTGTTAACAACACACAAATTTATCTTCCACCAACTGCGGAAGTTTGTAGAAACTTAGCATTGACTGATAACATCGCATTCCCTTGGTTCGCATCTGCGGGTTACACAAGAGGTATTGTTAACTCAATCAAGGCAAGAAAGAAACTTACACAAGAAGATAGAGACACTCTTTATCAAGGTCACATCAACCCAATTGCAACTTTCTCTGATGTTGGAACTGTAATTTGGGGTAATAAAACTACTCAAATCGCAGAATCTGCACTTGATAGAATTAACGTTAGAAGATTGTTGTTACAAGCTCGTAAGTTGATTTCAGCTGTGGCTGTAAGATTGTTGTTTGAACAAAACGACGATAAAGTTAGACAAGATTTCTTGGATTCAGTTAACCCAATTTTAGATTCTATTAGAAGAGATAGAGGTTTGATTGACTTTAGAGTTGTAGTTACAAACACACCTGAAGATTTGGATAGAAACCAAATGACAGGTAAGATTTACTTAAAACCAACTAAAGCATTAGAATTCATCGACATAGAATTCTTGATTACACCATCAGGAGCTTCATTCGAAAACATTTAATAAACATTCATATGGGTGGAGTTTTTATCTCCACCCATATTTATAAAAAAAGAAAAAAATGAAATTCAGTAAAAAAATATTGTTCGAAAGTATGAACGTAAAAACTAATGGTTTAAAAACTTACTCAGAAAAACCACAGTCAGTGGTAATAACAGAATCACAATTAGAAAGAATTATTCAAAAAATTCTAAAGAAAAAATGATATTAAAAGATATTATCAAAAAAAATCTTAACTCAGTTTTTGAAGGTTTGGACCCAAATAGATTACCAGACCACAAATACTATGCGTTTGATTGGGATGATAATGTTATGAATATGCCAACCAAAATAATGTTATTAGATGATACTGGTAATGAGGTTGGAATGTCAACTGATGATTTTGCGGAATACAGATTAGAAATTGGAAACAAACCATTTGTTTATGATGGGAAAACAATAGTTTCCTACGCAGAAAACCCTTTTAGATATTTTAGACAAGAAGGTGAAAAACAATTTTTAATTGACATTATGTCTGCAGGTTTTGGTCCTTCTTGGGATGATTTTGTTGAGTGTATTAATGGAGGTTCAATATTTGCAATTATTACCGCAAGAGGACACAACCCGAATATATTAAAACAAGGGGTTTACAAGTTGATTAAAAATGATGTTGGGGGAATTGACCAAGAAAAATTGATTCAGTCATTAAAAGATTTTAGAGAAATTGCTGGTGAAGATATTAAAGATGATGATACTTTGATTAGAGAATATTTGGAAATGTGTAAATTTCACCCCGTTTCTTTTGGGACAGGTTCAGAGTCTAACCCTGAAGAAGGAAAAATAAATGCTTTGAGAGATTTTATTGGGTATGTAAAAGAGTTGTCATCTCAAATTGGTGGAAAAGCGTTGTTTAAAAATGACGTGACAAATAATTTTGTTGTTCCATCAATAGGATTTTCAGATGATGATATAAGGAATATAGAAAAAGTTAAAGAATTCCTTAGCAAAGAATTTGGAAAACAAAGCCCAGTGCAAACTTATTTAACTAAATCTAGTATTAAAACAAAATATTAAATTAATATAAATAACTAATAAACTAGAACGCCTAGTAAATATATGACAAAAAAAACCAATTAGTCAATATTTATAAGAAAAATAAACAAGATAATAAAAAAAATTAAATAGAAATGGCTGACTTATTAATGAAAATGCCCGACCCGTATGAACCGAAACAGAAAAACCGATTTATTTTGACGTTTCCTTCTTCATTGGGTATCAATTCTTGGTATGTAGAATCAACTGCTCGTCCAAAAATATCAATAAAATCAACAGATATTCCGTTCTTGAATACTAAAACTTATGTTGCATCGACATTTGAGTGGAATACAATTTCGGTAGTTTTCCGTGACCCAATCGGACCATCAGCCGCTCAAGCTCTTATGGAGTGGGTACGTTTACACGCTGAATCTGTAACAGGTCGTATGGGATATGCCGCTGGTTACAAAAAAGACATTACTTTAGAAATGTTAGACCCAACAGGTGTAGCTGTTGAAAAATGGATAATGCAGGGATGTTTTATAACCGAAGCTGACTTTAAAGAGGTGGCTTATGGTGAAGGTGGAATTATGACTGCAAGTATCACTTTGAGACCTGATAGATGTATTCTTGTTTATTAAACTTTACAAAAAAATAAGTTCAGTTTATATTTAAAGCCAAGGGAGACCTTGGCTTTTTTAATTATATGGAAAACAACGAACAAAAGTACGGACAAATGAACTTTAACTTACCACACGATGTGGTACCACTACCATCACAAGGTAAATTTTATAAAAATAAAAAGAAAGCAATTAAGGTTGGTTATCTAACTGCTCAAGACGAAAATCTTTTAATGTCAAACAACCTACAAGGTTCAGACTTGATGACTCAACTTATTCGTACAAAAATTTATGAACCAGATTTAAGAATTGAAGAAATGATGCCTGGTGACATTGAAGCTATTTTGATATTTTTGAGAAATACTGCTTTTGGTACAAAATATGAAATATCGGCAATTGATACTATCACGGGTAAAAGATTTGAAGCGTCAGTTGATTTAGGTGAAATGAATATTAAACAGGTTGATATTGAACCTGATATGAGTGGATATTTTACAGTTAGTTTACCATTATCACAAGATAGTTTACAGGTTAAATTACTAACTTACGGGGAAGAAATTAACATAGATAAAGAATTAGATTCGTACCCAAACGCAATGGTAAAACCTGTAATCACAAGAAAATTACAACAACAAATAGTTTCAATTAACGGAAGTTCAGATACTGCAACAATATCTAAATATGTTTCAGAAATGCCAATATCAGATTCAAAGTTTATTAGAAAATTTTTGAAGGATATTGAACCAAGGTTAGACTTAAACAAAAAAATACAAACCCCGTCTGGAGAACTAATTGATGTAACAATCAATTTTGGGGTAGAATTTTTTCGGCCTTTCTTCACAGTATAAGAAGAATTTATTAGACGAAGTTTATTTTTTAATCAAAGACGGATTTAATTATTCCGACATTATGATTATGCCTACATACCAAAGAAAATATTTCTTAGGTAAAGTTATTCAACGCTACGATTCAATAAAAGAAGAGTAAAAAAACTTTATAGTTTCTATTTATTAATATGATGTTACAAACCACACCAAACACCACCACGGAAGTTCAGGGTCTTGCAACTATTCTTAGTGGCGTACTAAAAGACGCAAAGTCATTAAAAACACAATTAGGTGGTATAACTGACCTAACAAATACATTGGGTGACGGTTTTAAAAATTTAGTAGATAATGCGTCTAAATTTGATGATGGTGTAATTAAGGCAAGTAGAAGTTTAGGTCAAAGTTTAGTAATGGCTAGAAGTCTTGAAAAAGATTTTGCCATGGTTTCCGAAAAAATCATACAAATTGGTGGAGACATGGACGATGTCTACACAATTTTTAAAAATGTAAGTAGTGAAATTGGTAGAACCGTATACCTGAGTAGTCAAATGTTAACTAACGTTGCTTTACTTAGTAAAGTTGGTGTCAGCGAAGAAAGTATGAAACCATTCTTCAAACTAACGGATGCTATTGGAGGTACATATGAAGAGGCAACACAACAACAAATGAATTTAGTTAACCAAGCTAAATCGTATGGTTTAAACGTTGCACAATTTATGACTAGTGTATCGGGGCAACTAACAAATATTAACAAATATGGTTTCCCTAATGGTGTTAAAGATTTGGCGGAAATGGTTGCCAAATCAAAAATGTTGGGTGGTAATATGTCTACCGCAATGTCTTTTGCCGATAAAATTATGGGTAGTCCCGAAACTGCAATGGACGCAGCTGCACAATTACAAACATTGGGTGGTTCATTTGCATCATTGGCGGACCCAATGGAACTTTTATATTTAGCACAAAATGACGTTAAAGGTTTAAATGATAAATTAATTGAAGCGACAAGAGGACTTGCAACATTTAATGAAGAATCAGGTCAGTTTGAAATAAGTGCATCTGAAAGATTAAGAATTAGAAAATCTGTAGAAATATTTGGTGGTGATGTAAATTCAGTAATAGAAAATGCGACCAAGTTGGCAAAACAAGAAGAAATAATTAAAAGATTAAGTTTTGCTCCTGAGTTTAGAGGTTTAGGTAAAGAACAACAAGACATATTAGCCTCATACGCACAAATAAGTAAGGGAGGTAAAGTTACTATTGAGGGTAAAGATATTACACAGTTGGGTAAGAGTGGATTAGACGCTGTGTTGGCTAAAATACAGGGTGAAAGTAGTCAATTTAAAGGAACCACCGAAGAAAACATTCAAATGATACAAAGCAATACCTCATCAATTGAACAGGTCAAAATAGCTCAAGAATTAATGAGTAAAGGACTTTCATTGGCTGCGATACAGACAGAAAATTTTGCAACAAAATTAGATGCAGCATCCGATGTAATTGGAGGTGTTATGACTCAATTCGCAAGTTTAAAAACTGGTACGGGTAAAGCTGCGATTGACATTGCATTAGATGCAGGTAGTAAAGCTGCTGTTTTAGCAGTACCAGCGTTTAAAGATATTGAGGCGGAAACAGGAGTTAAAACAACAAGAATGACATTACAACAAGAAAAACCTATTGAAATTAATCTTAATTCATCTTTTAAAATATCTTCAATTACCGACGCAGCGAGAGTTACAATAGAAAATATGATAGCCGAAAAAATGGCTGCAATGGGGTATACAGTACAAAATACTGGTGCTGAAAAACCATATCCTGATGCAAGACCAAAATAAAAAAACGTTACCTTATCTATTTATTAGAAAAACAAAATAATGGTAATAAGTCCACTATCATTTTCAGCAACAGAAAACCTTAGAAAAAAACTAATGGCAATGAATTTGACCCCTTATTTTGTTAAGGAGTCTTCTACACCTTTGGTTAATAATGAGGATGTTGGAACAAAAGAAACAAATTGGATTGAAATACCATTAAAGAACCAAGAAGATATTAAAGATACTGGTATTTTACCACAAGCCAAATTGAATATTTTAAATCAATATGGTCCTGAAACAGGAAGGGGACCTATGGCGATATTTAAAAATTTAGGGACAAAATCAAATGAAGGTGAATTTGTTTTTCAAACCGACCAAACTAATAAAATAAAAGAATCACAAACACAACAGAAAGAATTGTTGGTTTTAAATAGATTCGCACCACAAAGAGGATGGTCAGACGCAGCTTCAGAATTTGAACTTGAAATTATTGAACCACAAATAAGGGATGAGTATGTTTCTGATAGTACAAAACCAAATCTTTTTAGACCGTCAAGTTATAACGCAGCTGAACTATATATTCAAAAAGACCCTGTTGGTTCCGACGGACCACTTAGTCAAGATTCATTGTTGGCTCAAATATCTGCAATTAGATTAAAAAGTTTATTCTTGGAATCTGTTGCGTACGAGATTCAAACTCAAACATCAGGAAGAGCAAACGCATTAATTGCCGCTAAAGACCCATACTTAGCATCAAAAATATTAACAGGTAGGTCTCCACTTATAGAACCAAACTGGCAGGTTACAGTGCCCGATTCAGCTCTTGGACAGATAGGTAATTTTGTTGCAAGAATTACAGGTGTGTATACACCATTTTCTTACATACCTGGTGATTATTTTAATACTGTACAACCAACAAGTTTTCTAAATCAAACCATTAATACTGTTGCAGGAGTTTTTGGTTTTCCAAACGTTTTACCGACAAGAAAAACATCGTCTGATATATTTTTGGCGTATACAGGTCAAGGAACAAGAAAATTGTTATTTGGCGCGTTAGCTTTAAATAAATTTGCACCTGATTATAAAGCCAATTTTATAAATAATTTAGGTATTTTTGCACCTAAAGGTAACTACTATATTGGTAGTAGAACATCAGAACCGCTAAATATTGTCTCACCTTCAGGACAAGTACCATTGGATGAATATGGTAGAGAAATTGAAACAAACGTATACGGTCCGAGTACACTTGGTAAACTATATGAAAATGAAATAGATTTTAATTTTGGTTTAAATTCTACTTCAACAACTAACGGAGGAGGACTACAAGGAGGATTTACTTGGGTATCACCAAAATACAAAGCCAACGCTGGTTTCCAAGTAGGACAAGGAGGAGACCCACAGCAGTTCGACCAAAATTTCCAACCAATAGGCTCTCAATTCAGTACTTCAGAGTCTACAAATTTTTCACTTAAAAGAGGTTCAATATTAGATGACACCCAAAGACTAATTAATTCACAACCCACAGGTGGTAGAAAATTACAACACGTAGGTAATGCGATTGACCAAGTATCTAAGGTTTTTAACGATGGATACAAAGAAATCACTAAAGGTTCTAGAGTAATCAAATACACAGACCAAAACGGTGTTTTTGTTGGTTCTGAATATGGTAGAGTTTTTGCTAAAGATATACCATATTATGCAAATCCAAAACTTGTAAAAACAGACGGAAACATTAGAAAAAATCCTGATTCTATTTTTGATAAAACATATAATCTTAATATGTTCCCAACAACAGGGCCCGATTCGACATCAATTGTTGATGGTAGAGTTAAAAAATATATGTTGTCAATTGAAAACTTAGCTTGGAGGACTTCTCGTAGACCAGGGTTAACATATGCCGATTTACCTGAAAGTGAAAAAGGTCCAAATGGAGGTAGAATAATGTGGTTCCCACCATACGCACTTTCATTTGATGATAAATCAACTGTTAATTGGGACCCAAATACATTCTTAGGTAGACCTGAAGAAATATACACATATAAAAGTACATCAAGAGCTGGCTCGTTAAATTTCAAAATGATTGTTGACCACCCATCGGTAATGAACATGGTAGTAAACCAAGTACTGTCAAACGCTAATTCAAGTGAGTTAGCGGATAAAGTATTGGAATCATTTTTTGCGGGACTAACAAAATTTGATGTATATGAGTTGGCAAAAAAATATCCAAACTTTAACCCCGCACAAATTCAGGAATTACAAGACCTAATTAATAACTCTTCAAATCCTGAAAAAATTAAAGACGCAGTAAACTCTAATTTAAATAGAGGTGGAGACGGAGCTGGTGGTTCTATGACATCAAACTCTTCAGTTGGTATTCAAGATTACAAACCAAAATTAACAGGTTATATTGGTAAATCACAATTTTATTTTGACTACAACCAAAGTGGTGGAAACTCATATAACGATTCTTTAAATGCGTATGAAAACGCAAATCAGTTTTCAACCATCATAGATACCCAAAGAAGTGAGATTGAAGCTTCGGTTAATATTTTACAAAACTTAGGTAATGAGATAAAAAATATACTGTCAACAAATGCTAACGTAACAATAAACTTGGTATTAAAGGCAAATAGTTCTTCTAATGAGGCGTCGTCAATTAAAGAATCAAGAAACACATGTATAGAACAAACAATTTTAAGAATTGTTGGTAGTAACCCAAATTTTTCAATAACAAAAACAACAGGTGCTGATGACGATGTTATATCACCACAAACAGAAAAATGTAACACACCAACAACAACACCATATGATGTCGTACCAGTTGCTTGTAGAAGAGTTGTTATTCAAGACATTAAAGAGACACCTTTACCTAATATTACAAACCCTAACGGGGGTACAGTTGTAAGTCCTGCAACTGTAGTATCAAATGTTGGTACACAAACAAGACTTGCATCTCAACTAAACCGAGCAGCAACAAATTCAGCATCAAATTTAGGTGGGGAAACAATATCTAAAAAAGTTTTAAGAGGTTTATTAAACGAATCAAACTATTTCCAATTTGTTAAAGAAAGTAATCCTTTTGTTTATGATTCATTAAGAGAAAAATTAAAGTTTTTCCATCCAGCGTTTCACTCCTCAACACCTGAGGGATTAAACTCAAGAATGACATTCTTATTACAATGCACAAGACCTGGTGATACAATCCCAACAAAACAAGCCGACGGAACTTTAATTGATAAAGACGCCAGAAATACTTCATTTGGGGCACCTCCTGTTTGTGTAATAAGAATAGGTGACATATACCATACAAAGGCAATTGTTGAAAGTGTTAGTTTTGGTTACGGTGGTGCCGAAGCTATGACATACGATTTAAACCCTGAAGGTATTGGAGTTCAACCAATGATTGTTGATGTTACAATATCATTTAAATTCATTGGTGGACAAAGTCTTAAAGGACCTATTGATGAATTACAAAACGCATTGTCATTTAACTTTTTCGCTAATACTGAAATGTACGATGAAAGAGCAACAGTTTTGGATACATCGGCATATGATAAAGAGTTTATCGAACAAACCGAACCAACAGGTGATACTGCAAGGAATACGAATACCGATTTAATTAATGAGGCGGGTGAATTTATTGGTAAATTAGAAGGTGAATTACAAGTAAGTGGAACTACAGGACAGACAAACTATCAAGTGGTGGTAGAAAGTCTGATTGATAGTTTTGAAGAATTGTTTGATGGTACTTATGATAAGTTAAAACAAATAAACGATAATTACAATTGGGTTGTTTTACAAATTTATAATTCACAAAGACAATACTCAACTGGAAAATTAAACGGTGAAGACAAAACTATTTTTGGAAAATCTCAAAACTATCAAACAAATTTAGAACGAGTATTCACTGATTTGTTAAGTGATATTGATAATGAAACTTTAAGTTTATTTAATGCTACAAAAGTTATTTTTGAAAAAGAAGAAGAAACCGTATTTAAGAACGTTTTTAAAACACAATTAAAAAATTTGGTTGAAAATAAAAAAGCAACATTTTTTAATGAGTTAGATACAATTACAAGTCAACTTAGTGAGGTACAATTAAAATACACCAGAGTTATAGATAAATTAAATTTCCTAAGTAACCAAGCGGATGGAATTATTGATAAAACAGGTATTCCAAAAATATATACAACAACAACAACCGCAACAATTACTGACCTTATGGAAAACACAAAAAGTATTGCGAACGCAAGCGGTACAATTATTCAAGACCTAATTAGTAGTGGAATAATAGAAGACCAAGGTGAAAACTACGACTTTTCAAAAATAAATGCATTCTATTACAAGGGTGGCGACGCAACTGATTTAGCGGATAAAAGATTTGTAACAGTATTTGGTCAAGATTTATACAACAATTATAAAGAATTAGAAACAAAAATTATTGGAGAGTTAACACAAAAACCATATAAGGAAAGGATTGAAAATAATATGAAAACTTCTTATGGTGATTTTATTAACGACATTTTTAAACAAGCGAACGCCGCGTTTAAAAAATCAAAAGACTCTCATTCAAAAGCAAGTAAAACACTACCAGATAATTGGAACTCACTTAGAAAACAAAGTAGAGAGTCGGGTATACTAATACAAACTAATCCATCTTCAGAAGTGTTACAAGAATTTCAACAACTTTATTCTGGAGTAAACATTGATGATAATACATTTAATAGTAAATTTACATTCTAATGGACTACTATAATAGATACGAACAATTTTTAGTTGATGGGCAACAAACCGTTGTACCATATGTGACTTTACCAAGAAAGGCAACAGATATTAAGTATATCTATAGAGCAGGAATTAGTAGGACAGATAAGATTAGTCAACAATATTATAACTCAGCTTATTTTGGTTGGTTAATATTGGCGGCAAATCCTGAATACGGAGGATTAGAATGGAGTATACCCGACAATTCAATTTTGATTGTTCCCTACCCACTAAACGCATCGTTACAGGATTATAATAACGCAATAAAGACAAGATTCTATTACTATGGCAGATAATTTTGGTGGTGGTGAAAATATTTTTTATACTGATGATGCTAACATTGTTTTGATTGACCCAAACTCTGCGAAAGACCGTTCAGGTAAAAGAGTTAATAGGAATATAAAACAAGAAGACCTTGTCATGTATGCTAACTTGGAAGTAGAATCAGTTCCAAGAACTAAATTAGCTGTCGGACAAAGTGTTGAAAGCGGTGTTAGTAACTTTACAATCGCTTCAATTAATTTTTTAAAACCACAAGGTAAAAACGCTTTTGATACTAGTTATACCGACCAATTAACAGGTAGGGTATCAGGACAAGGTAGAATTAATCAAATATCTTTCGATAGTAATTCAAACCCACAACAAAAAAATTATGTTGATACTCAATTACTTGGTATAAAGGCAATATCAGTAGACATCTTATCTAACGGAATACCAACAGTTAGTATGCAATTAACTGATGTACAAGGTAGAGCATTGTTTGAAACAGGTGGTAACTCACCATATTCGGTGTTCCTATATTATCCATATCCATTATTTAAATTAACACTTAAAGGATTTTACGGTAAAGCAATTCAATACGAACTGATGCTAAAAAGTTTTAATACTTCATTTGACCAAGCGTCAGGTAATTACAATATTGACTTACAATTTATTGCAAGAACAAGTGCAATTTTGGATGATGTTAGATTGGGTTATTTATTTGCGTTACCTAACATGTATCCAATTTATAAGATACCTGTAACAACAAACGACAATACTACACAACAAGCATCTGCTAGTTTACAACAAACAGGCACGGATGTTTCAACAAAAACTAAGATTGATTTAACATCAAAAGGATATAGTAAACTATCTCAAGTTTTTGAAGAATATAGAACCAAGGGATTGATTGACAAACAAGTACCAACATTAACCTTGGACGCAATGACTCAAAAACTAAAAAAGTATACTCAATTTTTAAATCAACAGTATGAGCAGTTAGATTTTACAAATGTAGTTGCATTAGAAAAATATAGTGAATCAGTTGCGAGATATTCTACAGACATTGAAAAGTGGAAGTCTGAGTTTATTTCAGAAACAAATGTTATTGCTTTAGAGGGTGGTACAAGACTTTATGGGTTAAAAGGTATTAAAGCAATTACAAATACAGGTGACCAAACAAGTATCGCATCCAACACTGGAATAACCAAAACAGCAAATACTGGACTAACCAAAACAATCACAATTAATAAAGAAGAAATAACTTCAGTACCTGTTTGGGGTAAAAACTTACCAACACCAAAAAAGTTTTTTGAACAAATACAATTCACTAAAAAATTTACATCTGATGATATTAATTTTCTTGAAACTTATTTTTTAAGAACGGGGAATAGAGTTACACGACCTAAAACTGATGAAGATTTCAAAAACTTTAAAGATACTTTAATTAAAGAATTATATGCTTTCGGTACATTTGTTGACGATAAAAACGCAACATCTGAAGGTACAGATGAGCCATCACCATATTATTATACAACAAATTTGTTTGAAAAGAATGTTGCGGATTTAAATCAATTGATTGCAAAAACAAATCAACAAGAAAATGAAAAATTAAACGAAGAATTTCAAAATAGAATTAAGGTTAATGGGTTATCAAGTGATTTAACATTTAGACCCACAATTAGAAATGTTGTTGGTGTAATTATGGCATCGGTAGATGCGTTTTACAGGACAATGGACGATGTTCATGATTTAGCTTGGAGAGAAAGAAACAATAAAGACAGAATTAATTCAATAATCAAAACCAATACACCATCACAAGATGGTAAAAGCTCAGTACCAACCGCTGGTAAAAACATAACAGACGTAATATATCCTTGGCCTCAATTTGTTCAAAAGAAAGATGTTGCGGGTACTACAGAATACCAACTTAGTTATCCTGGTAGTAGGTCTGTTGTTGGATTTACTAAAGGTTATGATACAAGAATTTGGCCTGAAGTAGATTTTGTTGAACAATTTTTATACGCACTTACAGTTAAAGAAACTGAGTTTAATTCTACAACTCACAATACAACTGACATTACTTTAAACTACACCCCGTCTTCGGCAATTGAATTTAAATTTGTTGATGACATTTATAAAAGTACACCAAACGCTGCTGCAACAACGGGGGGTGACGGAACAACAGAAACTACAATATTTGAATTTGTCTATGAAATGTATGAAAGATTACTTTTGAATACTTTTTATTCAGGAATGTACTTTAACGATATTGATAAAGATTCTTGGACAACAATAGATTTAACCTTTGCGGGTTCAAACTTAGAAGTTAATAACATCATTAATTCTTATTTACCAAATGGGGATTTAAAAAGTATTTTAAAAACTGAAGTAAACACAAAACCGTTATATGATTATTTAAAATCAACCGCGGGACCAAATGAAGAAGGACCAAAGTGGAGGAATTTTTTAGGGCAAAACTACAACACTAGTTATATCAACGAACATATAAATAATAGTACGGAATTATTATCAGAAAACGCCTACGGTAAATTTAGTAGAATACCAACAAAGTTAGAGTCACTTGATAAAATAACAAGTTATTTAAATGATAATTCGAGCACACGAATAACTCTTTTTGACACGTACCCATTTTCAATTAGTACATTTAGAGATAAAATGGAAGACAGTAATGCGACTACAACAAGAGGACTTTACCAAACAATATCAACATACACATTAGACCAAGGTAACTTATTTATAACAAACCAAAAAAATACAATTCAACCCTTCACAAAAAGTAGCTCAACGGTTATAGGATTTACAGGTGATGTGAACAAATCCACAGTTAATGATTTTTACAATAGAAGATTCGCAAAAGGAAGTGAAAGGATGTTGACCGAAGGAAGAATATATGGTGATGACACAAATATAAATGCCAACACAACAACATCTATGTTGAATACACCATATTTTATGAACGCTTTATTAATGGAAGGTGATAATACAACGTACGAAAGGTCAGCATATCTTTTCTTAAATTCACTACCATTATCTACTTTATATGAAAAATACCTAAACACAACATCATCAAAAAAAGAAGATTATATTTTTTCATCATTTAGTAAATTTTCTGCAGTGCACAAATTACCATACGCTTGGATTCTAAAAATTGGTTCTGTTTATTATAGATACAAAAAATACGTAAATGGTGATGGGGATATTTTAGAGGACGTTTGGAAAGATTTTGATTATGTTAAGGCTTACGACCCAACCACAAATAATGAAAATAGAGTTTATCAAATAATAACTGATAATGCAACAAATAAAACACCATACTCAATAACACCAATAGGTGGTGGTAGTATTAACACGGGATTCTATCCTGGTCTATACAATTCGGTTTATAAAATAATAACAGGAACCGATTTGTTTAATAATAATGTTGATAGTAAACCAGATATTTTTTGGGGTGAAAATTTGAAAGTTATAACAAATTTTAATGTTGTTACAAACAACAGTCTTTTTGGACCATTAGTTCCGTATCATTCTTATTTTAATATTACCGCACCATATGGTAAAGTCTTTGGTTCCGAAGAAGTTGGTAAATCATTGTTATTCCCATCGGCAGGATACTTACCATTTTTACAGTCATATATTGTTAATAAATCATCAGGTGATGTTAATTACGATTTTGTCAATTCGCCACAAATGTTTAATGGTTCCGCAAGAGCTTTTTGGTCGGCACCAAATTTTGGATGGTTTGATAATTCTATAATACAGAAACCAAATTATGATGAATATTTAAAATTTATAGATAATAATACAGATAATCAATCTGAGTTTGGATTGTATAGTACAAATAGGACCAATAATAATCCATATGCTAAAATTGAAGATTTGTTTGGTGTGTTCACAAAAGAACAATTAGATTTATTTGAACAAGAATTTATTGGATTTAGTACAAGGGGCGGTGTTTCACAATTATTCATTGAGTCCGATACTGCAGAAACAGGATACTCCAACTTCCAACAAATTCTTAAAAAGATGTTGTTAGTTACGCCACCTTCAGAAAAAAACCCTGAGGGATTTGCTAGTTCACAAGTAAGCGCAATATCAAACACAATATCTAAATTTTTAGAATTATCTGTTTATTTAAAAATTGGTAATCCAACACAATTTGATAGAGTTCAGTTTGGTAATTTTATTACAGGTACAGACGAACAGGTAAACAAAATGAAACCTAACGTATCTGAAGTATATGGTACATATGTTCTTGGTTCATTACCTGATTCAGTAAGTACATTAGAAGAATCTCAGACAAATTACCCTGAAGAGTGGAAGGCATTAAAATTACATGTAGGGTTTTCAACAATACCAAACATCCAATATACTGAGGTTTCATACATTTATGATTTCTTTATTGAAAATAATATTGCGTTTACAGTACCTAACATTCAAAAATTACATAAACTAATTAAGATATACGCAACAAGAAAAGTCAAACTTCCAAGTTATGAACCTCAAGATTTTAGAGAAGAAATTACAAAACTAATCAAAGATACTTACGAAAAGAGAACAAATATTGAGAACCAACTTAGAACTAAATTACCAAATGCGATAAATCAAGGACCAAAATCTGACGAAGTTGCAATTTCTAAATTTGAGGGTGACAGTACAAAACTTGAAATGTGGGAGGTCTTTAAAGCTCTTAACGATAAATGGGTTGCGGGTATTGATTTTAGTACAAGGTCGTTATTTGAAGAGTTCTTATTTTTTGACAAAAGTAATAGAGACATTGGTGACGATTTCATTATTAATGTTGATAGTATAATAAAGTATTGTAGTTGGAGCAATTCAAACACTTCAGTTATGAGTCTGTTAAGACAATTGTTTGCTGAAAACAGAATGAACTTTTTTGTACTACCAGCATATATTAATTTTTATGGTAAACCTTATCTAAATAGTACAACAAGAAACCAAACAATATTAAACAATGCTAATGACGTGTTTAGTACCTTTGGTTATGTTGATTATATCTCATCTTCACCAAAATTTTTGTGTCAATATATTGGAAAACCATCGGAAACTTTGTCTATGGACAATGACCCAAAATATCCGTTTAAGAGTGATTCATTTGATATGGGCGTTAGTGCTGGTAACACTTTAAAAAATACAAATCCTGTAACAAACCAATTTAGGAACAATAAGGCGGTTGGATTTGTTGTTGATTTTGGTGTTCCAAATCAAAATGTATTTAAATCTGTTGAAATAAGTCAAAACCAAAACGTAACATCTTCTGAACAAATTCAGACAATAGTTGACATGGGACAATTGGGCGGAAATAAAAAAACATCACAACAAACAGTTTCATTGTTTGAGTTGTATAAAAATAGAACATACGATTGTACTGTAAAAACATTAGGTAATGTTATGATACAACCAACAATGTATTTTGTATTAAGGCACTTACCCATGTTCAATGGTACATATATTATTAGAAATGTTAAACATGAAATTGGACCTGGTGTGTTTAATACGACAATTAAGGGGCAAAGAATGTCATCACTGTCGGTACCAAAAGTTTACGATGAATTAGCCTCTATTAATGAAGACTTTACAAAGAAACTACAAAATACTGTTAAAACTAAATCGGCAAATAATACTGTTGTAACTAGAGACTCAGAATCAAGAAAATATTTAGAAGGACAAGCTGCAATTGACTATCAAATTAAACAAAGAGTACCTTACCAAGGATTTATAATTAATTATGAAAACTCAACAGCGGAACCTTTAGAAACAAATCTTTGGGGTTCACCTGAGTCCGACCAATCAAAATTAAGTAAACAACCATACACAACTAAAACAATAACTTTAAATAATTTAGTTATTGATTTAAAACAAAATGTATCAGACAAAGAAATGAGGTTGTTCTTATTTACTTTGTTTTTCTTAAGCGGATATAACACAGAAAAGGCTACTTTCAAAATACAGTTAAATAATTTATATGGTATTACAGGTGATATACAATGGTCAAAATCTTTGTTACAGTATGTTTCAGGATACAGACAATTAGACAACAAAGGCACTTTGGTACCTATATTTGATTTTGTTAGGATTGGAACTTGTTTAGATTTTATGAAAAACTATTTCGCCAATTTATTAAATTCGCAAATAGAATGTACTAAAAAAGAGGGGTACAATGCAATTAATATTGAAGACATAAACGGTGAAAACTTTAAATGTACCGCAGAATCTTTTGTTACTTTGTTCTACAAATATTGGTACGCACCAAATGTCACCGACATCAAGAAAGACCCAAACTTTACAGAATACTACACCGTGGCGGAAAGGGCACTTACGTTGGCTAATACTGAAAAGTTACTTATTTAATTAAATGATATATTTATTAGTAAAAACAAAGTTATGAGCCAATTAAAAAGTTTACTTGATAACTACCTACAAAAGGATACTGTTATCGCTGAGAAAGATTTAGGAAATGGATATAAAGAAGTTTGTGATTTACAAACAGGTGATTGTTATACAGTCAGAATGAAAGACGGTTTAATCGAAAGAGTTGATAATACTATGAAATTAAACAGAACCTTAAAGGTAGAAACCCCAACAGGTATTAAAACATTATTACGTGATTAAAAAAAATAAAATGAAAAAAACATTATCTGAAGCTCTTTTACAAGAACTAACAAGACACAAACAAATAAATCGTTACATAAACGAACAAGATGCTCCCGCAGATGCACCATTAGACGCCGCAGCACCCGAGGCTGGTGCTCCTCCTGTAGGACCCGAACCCGCTGATAGTACTTTAGGTGGTGCAACTCCTCCGCCAGCAGAACCAACTACAGAACCTGGTCAACCGATTGATGTTGCGAATGACCCCGATGTTGAAGAAATTACAGGTAATGAAGAAGGAACTACAGAAACACCTAGCGAAAGTGGTACCGAAGAATTAGATATCACTGAATTGGTGAATTCTCAAAAAGACATTCAAACAAAACAAGAAGAATATATGACATCAATGATGTCCAAACTTGATGACTTGGAACAAAAATTATCACAAATGGATAGTATCTTCGAAAAGATAAATGGTATTGAAGATAAGATTGAAAAATATAGAACAAAGACACCAGAAGAAAAGTTACACTTAAGGTCTTTAGATTCATATCCATTTAATCAAAAACTTACTGATTTCTTTGGTGAAAAAAGTGATGAAATGGAAAAAACAGGAAAAAATGAGTACATTTTAAAACCTGAAGATGTTGAAGACGTGGACCATAGAGAAGTTAGAAAAAGTTTTGACCAAGGTTTAGCTCAGTAATTTGATTTATTGTATTTCTTTGTTATACTTGTTATAAATAAATAACAGTTTTAAGAACAAAGATTATGATGCAAGATTCAACATTTGATGCCGTATTGGCACAGTACGAACAAAACACAAAACCTTTTGGTGATTCAGCTCCTATGACACAAGAGGAGAGAATGAAGCGTTACTTCGCAGCAATTCTGCCTAAAGGTGAAAATTCAGGACAAAGAAGAATTCGTATTCTTCCTACTACAGATGGTAGCTCCCCATTTAAAGAAGTATGGTTCCATGAAATTCAAGTTAACGGAGTTTACAACAAATTCTATGACCCCGACAAAAACGAAGGTGGTCGTTCACCCCTCACAGAAGTTTACGAAGAATTGATGAAGACTGGCAAGGAATCTGACAAAGAACTTGCCAAACAGTATAAGGCACGTAAATTCTACATTGTAAAAGTAATTGACCGTGACCATGAAGACGAAGGAGTTAAATTCTGGCGTTTCAAACACAATTACAAACAAGATGGCGTGTTGGACAAGATTATTCCTATTTGGAGGTCCAAAGGAAACATCACTGATGTTAACGAAGGTCGTGACCTAATTATTCAGTTGGTAAAATCTAAAACCCCGAAAGGTAAAGAATATACCACAATTCAGACAATTATGCACGATGACCCAAGCGCACTTTCACAAGACAAAACTCAATTGGAAGAGTGGAAGAATGATACCACAACTTGGGAAGACGTTTACTCAAAGAAACCCGTTGAGTACTTGGAGGCAATTGCTCGTGGTGAAGTTCCACGTTGGGATTCAGAAGCTAAAAAGTATGTTTACGGTGATGAGTCTATGGAAGTTCTTGGTGGTGGAAACTACAAAGACCCACAAGCGGGAATGGACGCTGACGAGGAATTACCATTCTAAAAAAATCTAAAAGCTTGGACACTCAGTAACACATTGTGTCCAAGCTTTTTTTATTAAAAAAGGAAAAAAAATGAAAATAAGAAAATTGATGTATGACTCTCTTACAAAAAAATATGAGAGTGAAATTGCCGAAGCAGAAGCGACACTTATGGTTTACATGGAAAACGCGGTTGGTATTGGAGAGCATCCACAACACTTGGAAGAAATGGATAAGTTTGTAGAAAAATTGGCAAATGCGAATGATAAGTTGGAAACATTAAAAGAGTTTTACAAATACAATTATGGCGATTAAGAAAAACGATTTCAGTACAATTAAAAAGAAGTTCTCAACTTCTGCAAAATACAAACCACAAAGATACCTTGATTTGGGTAAAGACTTTTTGGATGCGGTGGGATTACCTGGTCCTGCTATTGGACACTTGAATATGTTCTTGGGTCACTCAGATACAGGTAAAACAACCGCGGCTGTAAAAGCTGCAGTTGCTGCTCAAAAGATGGGTGTACTTCCTGTGTTTATTATTACCGAACAAAAATGGAGTTTTGAACACGCAAAACTTATGGGTTTTGAATGTGAAGAAGTTGTTGACCAAGAAACAGGTGAAGCTGATTGGGACGGGTTTTACATCTTCAACAATAACTTTAACTACATTGAAGAAATTACCGATTATATAAATTCACTATTGGACGCGCAAAACAAAGGTGAATTAGATTATGATTTGTGTTTTATTTGGGATTCAGTAGGTTCTGTCCCTTGTAAGATGACTTATGAAGGTAAAGGAGGTAAACAACATAACGCGGCGGTTCTTGCTGACAAAATTGGTATGGGTATCAACCAAAGAATTTCAGGTTCAAGAAAATCGGATTCAAAACATGAAAACACATTGATTATTATTAATCAGCCATGGGTTGAACTTCCTGATAATCCATTTGGTCAACCTAAGATTAAAGCTAAAGGTGGTGAAGCAATTTGGTTGAATTCATCTTTGGTATTCTTGTTTGGAAACCAAAAAGGTGCGGGTACAAATAAGATTACCGCAACCAAAGACAAACGTAGTGTTAAGTTTGCTATCCGTAGTAAAGTTTCCGTATTGAAAAACCACATTAATGGTTTGGGGTATGAGGATGGTAAGATTATTGTTACACCTCATGGATTCTTGGCGGGTAAAGACTCGACAGAAGAAAAAGCTTCGATTGAAGCGTACAAAAAAGAATACGCTGATTATTGGAGTGAGATTATCGGAGTTGAAGGTGACTTCGATTTGAAAGAGGAAAAAGAAGATAGGGTATTAGAATAAAATAAACTGAAGTGGTAAAAACATTAGTAGTTGACGGAGACAACTTATTTAAGATTGGATTTCACGGGGTTAGAGATTTCTACCACGAAGGGAAACATATTGGTGGAATTTACCACTTCATTAATGTAATTCAACGATTCTTATCGGATTATAATTACGACAAGATTATTGTATTTTGGGATGGTAATAACAACGCATCTCAAAGAAAAAAACTTTACCCGTTATATAAAGAAAATCGTCGGTTGACGATGAACGAGGATAAGAAAGAGTCTTATTATTCTCAAAAGACAAGAGTCAGACAATACTTAGAAGAAATGTTCGTCAGACAGATTTGTATTGACGACCACGAGTGTGATGACCTAATCGCACACTATTGTCAGGTGAGTGATGAAAAGATTACCATATTATCATCAGACAAGGACCTTACACAGCTTATTACATCAAAAGTACATATCTACTCACCAATAGCAAAAGAGTGGATTACAGACAAACACAAGGTCAAAATTGGAACCTTAGAAATTCCTGTACAAAATGTTAAATTAGTTAAAATATTATTAGGTGATAAATCTGATAATATTGAAGGGATTTATAGTTTGGGTGACAAGAAACTTATAAAGTATTTTCCTGAAGTCCTTGATAAAGTAATTTCTATTGATGATATTTTGGAAAAGGGACAACAATTAATTACAAATGACAAAACTCAAAAACCGATTCAAAATTTATTATCAGGTAGAACCAAATCAGGTTCAGAAGGAATGGAATACTTTTCACTTAGGGAAAAGATTGTTAGCTTGTCAAACCCAATAATTACAGAAGAAGCGAAAAAAGAAGTTGAACTTTATTTTTCAGAAGATATGGACCCTGAAGGTAGGGGTTACAAAAATCTAATGAGAATGATGATAGACGATGGATTTTTTAAATATCTACCACAAAAAGACAATGTGTGGGTAGAATTTTTACAACCAATATTAAAATTAACAAGAAAAGAAAAAAGTAGATTTAAAAATAAGTAATATGAAAGAAAAACAAATGGACGCGACGAAAGTGGAATTCTTGGTAAAACTTAACGAAAACATCGTAGTGCAGAGATTTTTTAATGTCAGGAACTTTAACGAGGAATGTCGTTATAGTTTAGAAATTAACGAAGCACTATCGTGGGTTTGTGATGTTCTTCAAGACCAGCTATGGTTAAAGACCCACGATTACATGAACGAAAACAAGGAGTTGATTATCAACGACCCTTCAGTTATGAACACATCAAAAACCGATGGACCCGAGTGGTTCAACGTATCCATCAAACTCGGAGAACAGACAATTTGTCAGAGAGGATTTGATGCAAAACCATACCCACCAAAGGCTAGATACACCGTGGATATACGACCAGACATAAAAAACATACTAGCTGAATTGACTGACATTTTTTCAGACAAAAATTTTTCTAAAACATATTTGAACTATCAACTCGCTTGATAGTATTTATCAAAACAGGTCTAAAAAATAGTTATGGGGAACGACAAAAATTTCGGGTATTTAGGTAACACTTTTCAAATACAACTTATTAATCAATTAATCATCAACAAAGATTTTGCTCGTTCTATTATTGACGTTTTGGATTCAAAATATTTCGATAATCAGTACTTCAAAATCATTGTTCAAATGATTAAAGAGTATTATAAGAAGTATGAGAGTGTTCCCTCATTTGACACATTAGACCAATTGACTCGTTCCGAAATCGCATCAGAGGCTGCGAGAAGAATAGTACAAGACACATTAATTCAAATCAAAGATTCTAATTTAGAAGGTCATCAGTTCGTAATTGAAAAGGCACTTAAGTTCTGTAAGCAACAAGAGCTACAGAAAGTAATGACTAAGGCCCAAAAAATCATTGACAAAGGTGATTTCGAAAGTTATGACCAATTAGAAGAAATGGTTAACAAAGCTCTTCAGGTAGGTGAAATTGAAGAGGGTGAACAAGATGTGTTTACAAACTTAGATGAAGTATTAGATGATGATTACCGTCACCCAATTCCTATTGGAATCCCAGGTATCGACAACCTATTAAAGGGCGGATTAGCAAAGGGAGAATTAGGAGTAATATTGGCTCCAACAGGTGTAGGTAAAACCACAGTACTTTCAAAAATCGCAAACCATGCATTCAACTTGGGATACAGTGTTCTTCAAATATTTTTTGAAGACAACCCAAAAATTATCCAAAGAAAACACTTTACCATGTGGACAGGTATTGCACCTGACGAACTTTCTTTCTATAAAGAAGAAGTTATGGAAAAAGTTAGAGAAATTAGGGAATCTACAAAAAATAGATTAATTTTAAAAAAATACCCATCAGATACTCTAACTATGTCTCAAATCAAAAACCAAGTAAGAAAAATGATTGCTGAAGGTAATAAGATTGATTTGATAGTTTTGGATTACATTGATTGTATAGTACCTGATAAAAATTTAGGTGACGAGTGGAAGAGTGAAGGTTCTGTTATGAGAGCTTTCGAGGCACTGTGTCATGAACTTGATGTTGCTGGTTGGACAGCAACTCAAGGAAACAGAAGTTCTATTTCTTCCGATGTTGTTACCACAGACCAAATGGGAGGGTCAATCAAAAAGGCACAAGTAGGACACGTTATTATTTCAGTTGCAAAGAGTCTTCAACAAAAAGAAATGAAACTCGCGACAATAGCTATTACCAAATCAAGAATTGGTCGTGATGGTATCGTGTTTGAAAATTGTAAATTTGATAACGAACTCATGGAAATTGATACTGAAAGTTCAGTAACATTTTTGGGTCTTGAAGAACAAAAAGAAGAACGAAATAGAAATAGAGTCAATGAATTATTGGCAAAAAGAAAACAACAACAAACAATAAATTAAATTTAAGGAGATTAAAAAAATTATATGGACGCATCGCAAAAGATTCTGTCAGACTTAACTGTCTACATGAAGTACGCAAAATTTGTTCCTGAGCTCAATAGACGTGAGACTTGGGAAGAACTTGTAACAAGAAACATGAACATGCATATCAAAAAGTACCCACAATTAGGTGGTGAAATTTTGCAGGTTTACAAATATGTTTATGATAAAAAAGTATTACCTTCTATGAGGTCAATGCAGTTTGGTGGTAAACCAATTGAAATATCACCAAACAGAATTTATAACTGTGCTTATTTACCTATCGACCACTTGGACGCATTTTCAGAAACTATGTTCTTGTTGTTAGGTGGAACTGGTGTTGGTTATTCAGTACAAAAACACCACGTTGATAAACTACCTGAAATTAGAAAACCAAACTCAAACAGAACAAGAAGATTTTTGATTGGTGATTCTATTGAAGGATGGGCAGACGCAATTAAAGTATTAATGAAGTCTTATTTTGGTGAAAATCTTTCAACACCTGAATTTGATTTTTCAGACATCAGACCAAAAGGAGCTAGACTTGTAACATCAGGTGGTAAAGCGCCAGGTCCTCAACCATTAAAAGATTGTCTTCACAAGTTAAAAGGAATGTTGGATGCAAAAGAAGATGGTGAAAAATTAACACCAATTGAAGTTCATGATATGGTTTGTCATATTGCAGATGCCGTTCTAGCAGGAGGGATTCGCAGAGCAGCTCTGATAAGTTTATTTAGTGCTGATGACCACGAAATGATTGCGTGTAAGTCAGGTGCTTGGTGGGAACACAACCCACAAAGAGGTAGAGCTAATAACTCAGCGACTTTGTTGAGACACAAAATCACAAAAGAATTCTTTATGGATTTGTGGAAAAGAGTTGAGGCTTCAGGAGCTGGTGAACCTGGTATCTATTTTACAAACGATAAAGATTGGGGAACTAATCCTTGCTGTGAAATCGCTTTGAGACCAAACCAATTCTGTAATTTGTGTGAAGTAAATGTTTCTGACATTGAATCACAAGAAGATTTGAACAACCGTGTTAAAGCAGCGGCCTTTATCGGAACACTCCAAGCAGGGTATACTGATTTCCATTACCTAAGAGATATTTGGAAACGTACAACTGAAAAAGAAGCGTTGATTGGTGTATCAATGACAGGTATCGGTTCAGGTGTTGTTTTGGGTTATGATATGAAAGAAGCAGCTAAACTTGTAAAAGAAGAAAATGCAAGAGTCGCAGAACTTATTGGTATTAACAAATCAGCAAGAACAACAACTGTTAAACCAGCTGGTACAACATCATTGACTTTGGGAACATCATCAGGTATTCACGCTTGGCACAATGACTACTATATTCGTCGTGTTCGTGTTGGTAAAAATGAATCAATTTATCAATACTTGGCAATTTATCACCCTGAGTTGATAGAAGATGAATATTTCAGACCACACGATACCGCAGTAATTTCGGTACCACAAAAATCACCCGAAGGTGCAATTTTAAGAACCGAATCACCATTCCAATTGTTGGACCGTGTTAAGAAAATCACACAAGAATGGGTAAGACCTGGTCACAGAAGTGGTTCTAATACACACAATGTATCTGCAACAATCAGTCTAAAACCTGAAGATTGGGAATTGGCGGGTGAGTGGATGTGGGAAAACAGAGATTTCTATAACGGTCTTTCTGTATTACCTTATGATGGCGGAAGTTATATTCAAGCACCATTTGAAGATTGTACTAAAGAAGAATATGAAAGATTGTTCACTAAACTTCACACAATTGATTTGTCAAAAGTTGTAGAACTTACTGATGAAACAGATTTAAGTGGTGAAATTGCTTGTGGAGCTTTGGGTTGTGAAATCAAATAATATAAATTTAAAATAATAAAAAAGGGATGGATTTTTCCATCCTTTTTTTATTTCACAAGATATTTATAATTGTAAAAACATGTGTGAAATATGAAAAAAATTGAAATGATTGGCAACAGATTTGGAAAACTTATTGTTATAGAACAACTTGGTAAAAATAAAAATGGACACATTAGATACTTGTGTCAATGTGATTGTGGTAACACTTGTGAAGTTTTTGGTACTCATTTGAGACAAAATAAAATAATATCTTGTAAATGTACCAATAAACTTGAAGGAGTTTCAGGTGATATGTGGTACAAAATTATTAATAGCGGGGTTAAAATAAGAACTAAAAGAAAGAATTTAGATGTTAATATTACAAAAGAATACATTAATCAATTGTTTTTACAACAAAATGGAAAATGTAAATTATCTGGCTTAGATATTACTTTACCTAAATTTTGGAATGATAGAAATTACACAGCATCTTTAGATAGAATTGATAGTAATTTAGGTTATATAATTGGGAATGTTCAGTGGGTTCATAAACATATAAACGTAATGAAAAATACATTTCCTGAAAAAATTTTTATTCATTTATGTACTAAAGTGGCGGAGAACAATGAATTACAAAAACTTACAACAGAAGACCTCAATACTTTTAAGTGGGGACTCAACACAAAATACCAATCCTGATTTTTACATTGAAAATGGAAAATATGTTTTTACTAAAGAATTTCATTTAAAACGAGGATATTGTTGCGGGTCAGGTTGTAGACATTGTCCTTTTTATCCTGCTCACAAAAAAGGGAACACAACTATATTTATTGAAAATGGCTAATGGTATAACATATGGTGTAAACTTTCCTTTTACCGATTCTTTGGTTGGTGATTATTTATCACTATCACAAAATCCCGACCAAGAAACAAGAAGTAATTTAGTTCATCTTTTATTAACAAGAAAAGGAAGTAGATATTATTTACCTGATTTTGGTAGTAGATTATACGAATTTATTTTTGAACCTTTTGATGGAATTACATTCGAGGCGGTTAAGGATGACATTCGTGATACTGTAAGTAAATACATACCAAACTTAGTAGTTAATGATATTATTGTATTACCATATGAGGAATATGAAACACAATATAGTTCAGTAGGCACCATTAATTATGAAAACTTAGGTAATGGAGTATATAGAGTGGCGGGTAGAGGGACATCAGAATATACTGCTAAAATAAGAATTGATTTCACAATAACCGATAATACGTTTCAATCAAGAGACTTTATAATTATTAATATATAAAATGGCAGAAAGAAGAATATCCTATACCGTAAGAGACTTTGCGGCTATTAGACAAGAATTAATCGACTATACAAGGAAATATTACCCTGATTTAGTTAACAACTTTAATGACGCATCTATTTTTTCTGTGTTATTAGATTTAAACGCGGCGGTTACAGATAACCTACATTATCATATTGATAGAAGTATACAAGAAACAGTTTTAGAGTTTGCACAACAAAGAAGTTCATTATATAATATCGCTCGTACATACGGTTTAAAAATACCTGGTAATAGACCATCAGTTGCTGTTTGTGATATTACAATTAACGTACCTGTTGGTGGTGATAGACCTAATGTAAATTACATGGGCACAATTAAAGCGGGTTCACAATTTATTGGTGCGGGACAAACATTTGAAAATTTGACCGACATTGTTTTCTCAAGTCAATTTAACGCCTCAGGACAACCAAACCAAAAAGTTATACCTGTATTAGACGGAACAAATAGAGTTATTAGTTATAATATAACAAAAAGAGAATTCTTAGTTAACGGTATAACTAAAGTGTTCAAGAGAGTAATTACATCATCAGATGCTATACCATTCTTTAATTTATTTTTACCCGAAAGAAACGTATTAAACGTAACTTCAATAATTCAAAAAGATGGTATAACATATGAAAACATACCAGCGTATTCTGAATTTATTTCACCTGTTGGTAGATGGTATGAAGTTCCAGCATTGGCAGAATCGAGAGTGTTTATTCCTTTTGCAGGTAAAACCGCAAGTCAAGGTATAACACCTGGTATTTACATAGATACTAACAATAGATTCATAAGTGAGTTTACACCTGAAAACTTTATGAAGATTACTTTTGGTGGTGCAAACTCAACTGCCGACGAACAGTTGGCTACTTTTACACAAACAGGTGTAATACCAAGATTAAACGATTATCAGAATAACGTAAACTTAGGTTTGATACCAACACCAAATACAACATTGTTCATTCAGTATAGAGTTGGTGGTGGATTAGAAAGTAATTTAGGTGTAAATGTAATTAACACCGTTGGTAATTTAACTATGGTTTTTGATGGCTCAACTAACGCCACCGAACAAGCGAGAGTAATAAGTTCAGTACAGATTACAAACGTTACT